TAAAAGAATTAGAAAATAAAAAGACAGTTGACATGGTTAACAGTCCTTCACACTATAATGAATTTGGTATTGAATGTATTGATGCTATCCAAGCCTCTACTGGCGAGGGATTCCAAAGCTATTTACAAGGTAATATCATGAAGTATCTGTGGAGATACAGGTACAAGGGCAAGCCCATAGAGGATTTGCAGAAAGCCGAGTGGTACTTAGCTCGATTGATTAGTACGGTGCAGAATGCTAAAGTCAAAAATAACAATTAAGGTATCCGCAGAAGTAGATACAGAAGAGTTCACACTCGACAAAGAAGAACTTCCATATATAATGGAGGATATGCTAACCGACTTATTTCACGAAATAGTAGGTATGAAAACAAAAGATATAAATGTAAAGGTATTAAGATGAAAAGTAACGTAACTCTACCCACGTATTATCAACAATTTATTCACAAGTCTAGGTATGCTAGATGGCTTGATGATGAAAACAGAAGAGAAGAATGGAACGAAACTGTAGACAGATATGTAACCTATATGAGTTCACATCTTTTAAAGAAGCACAACTATACTATGCCTGAGCAAGTTAAGGAAGAATTGTATGATGCCGTGCTTCACTCTGAAGTTATGCCTTCTATGAGAGCCATGATGACATCAGGTAAAGCATTAGAGAGAGATAACACTGCAGGATATAACTGTTCTTATCTTCCTGTGGATGACCCTAAAGCTTTTGATGAAGCTATGTACATATTAATGTGTGGCACTGGTGTAGGCTTCTCTGTTGAGAGAGACTGCATAAATAAATTACCAGAAGTTCCTGGATTATTATTTGATACAGAAGAAACTATTATTGTAAAGGATAGCAAAGAGGGTTGGGCTAAAGCTTTCCGTAAGCTATTGGCTCTACTATGGGCAGGCGAGATACCTCATTGGGACTTATCCCTAGTGAGACCTGCAGGTGCAAAGCTAAAGATATTTGGAGGTAGAGCATCTGGACCAACTCCTTTAGATAATTTGTTTAGGTTCACAGTAAAAGTGTTTAAAGAAGCTAAAGGTAGAAAGTTATCTAGCCTTGAGTGTCATGACCTTATGTGTAAAGTTGGAGAAGTCGTTGTCTCTGGTGGTGTCAGACGTTCTGCTATGATTAGTTTATCTAACTTATCTGATGGTAGAATGAGACACGCTAAGACTGGTGAGTTCTATAAGACTGAGCCACAGAGACAGATGTCAAACAATTCAGTAGCTTACACAGATAAGCCAGACTCATACACATTTATGAGAGAATGGCTTTCACTAGCTGAGTCTGGTACTGGAGAGAGGGGTATGTTTTATCGTGGGGCGGCTCAAGATAAAGCGGCTGAGAATGGTAGACGAGATTCTAAGTATGATTTTGGTACTAATCCATGTAGTGAGATTATACTACGTCCATATCAGTTTTGTAATCTCTCTGAGATAATCGTACGTGGTACAGATACAGTTAAGGATTTAGAAAAGAAAGTTCGTGTGGCTACTATAATAGGTACATTCCAATCCACACTCACTCACTTTCCATACTTACGTAAGATATGGCATACGAATACTTCTGAGGAGAGACTGCTTGGTGTATCTATGACTGGTATCATGGACAATGCTATTACTAATGGTAAAGATGCTAAGACTAGCTTGGATAAAGTTTTAACTAAACTTAGACAAGTGGCAGTGGACACAAACAAAGAGTTCTCTGATGCACTTGGTATCCCACAGTCTACTGCTATTACTTGTGTAAAGCCATCTGGAACAGTTTCACAACTCACAGATTCTGCGTCTGGTATTCATGCAAGGCATAGTCAGTATTACATACGTACTGTTCGTGGAGATAAGAAAGACCCACTCACACAATTTATGATGGACCAAAACATACCATGGGAAACTGATGGATGGAGCCAAAGTAATGCTGTGTTTAGCTTTCCTATAAAAGCTCCTGATATGTGTGTCACTAGAGATGATATGTCCGCTATTGAGCAACTTGAGTTCTGGAAGATTTATGCGATGCATTGGTGTGAGCATAAGCCATCGGTAACTATATCTGTAGGCAAAGACGAGTGGCTTGAGACGGGTGCGTGGATATATAAAAATTTTAATATAGCTTCGGGCTTGTCTTTCTTACCAAGAAGTGATATGGTCTATGAACAAGCTCCTTATCAGGATTGCGACGAAGCACACTATAAAGAGTTTTTAACTAAGATGCCTGAGTTTATTGATTGGACAAAACTTGCTGAGTATGAACAAGAAGATAATACTATAGGTAATCAAACATTAGCTTGCACAGCAGATGCTTGTGAAATAGTTGATATAGTTAATTAGGAGATAATATGGCTACTGTTGACAGATTCTACGTACAAGGTCAGAAGGACTTTTACAGAACAAGGAAGACTAAGTCTATTATACATGAGTCCACTAACCCATTCAGCCCCTCTTCATTTAGAGGGAAAGAATGGTTAAGAGGGTTTAATAACAGTTATTTTAAAAATCTAAGGAGAAGTAAAAGTGAGAGAAATGCTACTAGCCGCACTTAAATCTTATTATGTAGGACACATAAATAAGCATATTGCGAATATAGAAATATATCTAAATAGGTCTGCAGGTATAGGAGAACACTCAGATATCATAGATTCTATGGATAAAGAAATAGAACATGTAGATAAATATGATGCACGATTATCTATTATACTTAAGTACTTAGAAAAGAAACAACCAGAGGAGACTACTGAAAGCAAAAAGAAATGAAGCCGTCAGTAAAAGACCGAAAAAAGTTTGATATTGATTTAAACTATGGTCAGGTCAGGGAAAAACAAGTTGCAGATATGCTCCAGGATAAAAAGATTGAAGTTAAATCTGAGAGAGATATGTGGCAACGAACTGGAAACATAGCAGTGGAGTATGAAAGTTATGGCAAACCTTCGGGAATCAAAGCAACAGAATCAGATTATTGGTTTCATAACCTCTGTATTGGCAATGAAACCTATGCAACACTTGTTTTTCGCACTGATGTTTTACGTAGTATTATTGACTCTCTTGATTACACTAAAACAGTAAGAGGGGGCGACCATAATGCATCAGCTATGTATTTGCTTAATATACAAAAACTATTTTCATCAGATGTCATAAAAGCATTTAAAGAAAGGAACAAAGATGGCAAAGATAGAGAAACCACAGAGTCCAGTGTGGAAGAATGCACAAAGGTACAAAGCTAGATTCTTTGAGTCTCGCTTCCCTCTTTGTGGCACGTACTTAGTGTACGTAGTAGAAGGCAGAAAGTGGGCGAGAATATCGCAAGGAGATTTAGTTACTAAGGATAATAGAAGTGCCTTGACTAGATTTAAGATGAGTATAAAGGACTGGGTTAAACTCCCGTCAAAGGAAAGATATGACGATAGAGCCGTGGCAACTGTGGCTACTGATAGCAGTAACAATTAATACAATAATTAATTTAATTGTATTCTTTAGAGGAAGAAAAATAAAAGATGTCGATAAAAAGAATTGAACTTATAAACGATTTAGAACTAGAGCTTTCATTAACCTTAAATGGTATTGGTGCTGTTATAGCCCCAGAGAATGAAGACCCTTCCTTTTGTGAATATACGTGGGATGAGATTATTGATACTCTTATAGAGAGCCACACAATTGCTGTGCTTAGGAAGAATGATGTACGTATCAGTGGTAGCAGTAAAGATTTCTTAGTGAGAGTTGCAAAACAAATGCGTTCACAAGCCCACAAGATAGAGCAGAAATTAAATACTATGGAAGTTATTGAACACTGTTAATTAAGCTTAAATTGTTTTAGAACATCTTTCTCTTCCTGAGAGAGTGTTTGAGAAGTACCTAAGACTTCATCAGTCTGCTCATACAGTCCTGCCTTAGGGTCTAACGCAATATTAGTCACAAGAGCCGCAAAAGATTGTTTGCCTAAGAATATTTCTTTCATTTTTTCTTTGTTAGTCCTTATATTTTTTAAGGATGCTCCCGTAAACATTTCCATAACTGAGTTAGATAAAAATAGTTTAGATAATCTGTTTTGTCCTGCTAATCTTGCTAAACCTTTTATAAATTTACCCGCTTCTAAGTTAGTAGCACCATCTATTATACCACCAATTATTTGTGCACCAGATAATGATGCACCAACATCACTCATACCTTTAGATATTGTTAACATATATTGATTAATACCATTTAATATATCAAAGTCTCTTTTATTAAGTATTGCTTTAAATCCAGGAGTAGAGTTAACTAATTCTACTGTTCTTTGTAATGCTTCTGAGTTTATTGTAAAATCTCCTGCATTACTAAAGGCAGTATTCTTTCCAACTTGTTGAAAGACTCCGCTGTCCACAGAAAATATGTATTGTATTAATCCTGCTTTTATGTTGCGTTTTTGGGCAGGTCGTTTATTAGCAACTCTTGCTAACTTTTCTAAATTGGTTGTAGTTGGAACATCATCTGCAAAAATTTGTTTCATGATTTTGCCAAAATTAGTGTTCACACTTAAGTTTTTCACATTAATAAAATCGCCTTGGGCTAAATCTTGTAAACTTATAGCATCATTAATTAGTTTCTGTTTGTTAGTTAAGTCATAAATTGGTGTACCATCTGCTCTTTTTCCAGTTTCTTTAATTAATCCAAGGACTTCTAATGCAGGGTCATCAAAAGCATTTATATAATTAATAACATCTTGAGCAGTGCCTGTCTTCCCTGTCTCTGTCATTGTTATATTATTCATTCTATAACCAATGATTGCATTAAATCCAGCTTTTAGTTTCTCTAATGAATATTTACCTTCTTCAATTTGTTTTGCTGATTTTCTTCTTAATAATTTTTTTAAATCTTGTGGAGAAGTATTTGCAAAAAAGTCATTTACATATTTTTGCATAAATCCTATATTTTCAAGAGTTGTTGTAGAAAATTCAGTTGGTAGCTCATCAGTTTTACTACCAATTATTTTAGGTATAAAATTACCAGGTTCTTGATATATATCTCCTTTTAGAGAAGCACGCAAACCAACTTGAGTTTCCATGCTAGTTTTGACAATAGTATCTCTGTAGAAGTCATTCGCTTTCTTTAATTCTTGGGCTATGCCTGGGACTTTTTTATCAGGTTTGCCTATTAAATTTAAAAATAAATATCTAAACTCATTTGCTTCTTTTGCTAATCCTCCGTTGGGTTGAGTTCCTCCTATGCCAAAAACTTTATTTGATAAATGCCCAAAGTAACTTGAGTACATTTGTAATAATTCCGCAGGACTTTTAACTTTACTGTAGTCTATATCTTTAAAGTCTGGATAGTCTTTTTTAAATTGTTTAACTGCTGATGCCACAGCTTGTCGTGTTAGTTTACCATCTTTACCTAACATTGCTAGTTGCTCTATTGCATTTCTCAATAGTCCTTCACCAGGTTTCTGCAACGAAACGTCAGCTTCTATAGCTCCTTTTTTACCTTTTACAGGTATAATAGCTTTGTATATGTTAGGTAGAGCGGCTCTTATAGTTGATAAATCATAATTAGAACCTCTTAACTTATCAAATATATTACTATACATTCCATCATTTTCAAACTTACGAAAAATTTTAAACATGGAATCTAATTCTATATAAGAAGTACCTAGGTTTCTCATTTCCATATCACTCATTTTGCCACGGGCATTCACTAAGTATGTCCCTAAATCATCTAGGGCAGTTCTAAACTCTTTAAAGTTGCCTTTACCTAAGTTATCTCTGTACTTACTAATATAATTAACGGCAGAGTTCATCTGTTGTTTCATTCTAGTAGGTATTAATACAGATACTTGTGATGATATGTTTTGAAACCTCTCTAATACTTTATTAGGAGTTAAATTTGTTATAATTAATTTATCTAATGGCACACCTATATCAAGTCTGCCACCTGGTTGAGAGGCTTTAGCCATACTCATTGCACCACTTACGCTAGGAAAATACTTTGCTTTTGCATCCCCTGCCATATTTATAAATTTTACTTTGGCTTTATCTGCGGCATTTTTAAATGCCCTTACGAAATAAGCACCTCCTGGAATAGCATCGGCTACTCCTGATAATTCTTCTCTAAAAGTATCTTGTCCAACTTTACGTGGGTCAGCAACATCTAATGCATTCTCTAAAAACCTAACTGTGTTTTCATATAAATTTTTATCTGCATCTTCATTTATTCCCATTTGTTCTTTTACAAATTCTCTTACTCTTTCTTTTCCTTTACCCCCAGCATAAAGTGAATACACAAATACTGTTGAAGCAAGAGGAATACCTACAAAAGGTATGGCAGAAAACGGAGCAGCAACAGCAGTTGCTTGTGCTACGTTAGCCGCATATGCGGGTATCTCATAAGCAATAGTACTGCCAAATTGTAATAGACCATCTGTTAATGTTTTTGTTACAGAAGAAAAAGGAGTAAACTCTCCATCAGGTTTCCTGATAGACACATATGCTCTAGGCTCTAGTAATCCTGATTTTTTATCATAGAATATTCTGTAGTTGTCTGTTCCAACTGTTGTCTTTAACCATTGCTCATAATCGTCATCATCATCAACGAAAGCGAGTTGTGCTTGTTGTGAGCCAGGATAGGAGTTTAATATTTTTGAGGTTTCTGTTTCTTCCGTAGGACTAATACCTAAAAAAGAAGATTTTGTAAAATCAGATATGTCTATTTTAGAATCACCAAAACCAGCTTCTTCCATAGCTTTCATAACTCTAGTTGAGTATTTATTCTGTTGTTGTTGTTTTAACTCTGCTATGTTCTTTACTATAGCTTTTTCATCTTCTGATTGAGAGAAAAACCCTGAGTCCACTCCCCTAAGACCAGTCTCAGGAACATTAACATCAAATACAGTTCCTGGATACATAGGAAATATCTGTTGTTTTCCTTTAGGTGCAGGCAAAGCTTGCTTACCTAATGGACCTTCTGCATACGGAAAGTCTGCTCCCCCTTTGGTTAAAAACTCAGGAGATTCTTGGTCAACATCTTTATTTTCTAAAAACTCTCTATTGCTAACTTCATCATTAGGAAAGAATTGATTTAAAACGTCTAGCTCTTCTTTCATATTATCCTAACCTTAACTTTCTTTGTCTCTGTTTTTCTTTATATTCTGCCCTAAGTTCTTGAACACGTTTCTCATGTTTTTCTATGGAGAATGCTTCTTTAACTCCAGGAATACTAATTCCATCTTTAAATTCCTTAAGGTCCCTTACATTAAATAAATTATCGCTCTTATATTTAAATTGGCTATCATCTGCACCAGTCTTTTGATAAGATTGATATGCATTAACTGCGGCTAAAGAATTTTTAACCATTTGATAATTTGTTAAAGTAGATTGCATAAATTCTTTATGCTTATTATTCTTTAACTTTGCGGCAACTTCCATATCTTTTTTATAATTTATACCATACTCTGCAACCATTAAGTTATCCATCATTCTCTTAGCTACACTATCCTTAGAGAAATCTATTGAATTTGATGAAACACCATCTTTTATTACACGGTTAAACGCTGGTAATGTAGGATAATTTTGAGCAAGACGCACAGCCATACTATTTAGCATAGCTTTTTCTATACCTATTAAAGCAGCTCTTGACATCACTGGTCCCACTATAGGATTATCAAGGATAGCTATGTAATTTAATACAAGTCTTAAATCTTGGTCTGATAAACGAGGGTCATCAAATAGTTCATCTTTAACAGAGGATACAAAGCTTGTTCTATCTTGTACTGATTGAAATATTTTATCCGCACCAATGCCTTTAACATAGTCTTCTTGACCGAGCATGTCTAATGCTCCACCTACTGCCATTCTTATTTTTCCCTCGAAACTGAAAGCATTTGGATATTTCTTTAAAACATTTCTTAAAGAGAATATCTTTTGAAGATTTTGAGTTCCCTTTTGTATTAAAGTTTTATTTTCTTGAAATATTTTAGGATTAGAAATTTGGTCTACTCCGTCCGCTCCTTGTGAATACATAGGTATTAGGACCTTTTCACCCTCTCTAATTATAGTTTTAAAGACTTGAGTACCCACTCTAACTGTTTTAGTAGTCATTAACTCATTTGTTTTATTTTTGTAAAACTCTTCTGACATGCCAGGCATTTGTTTTCTTAGTAGCTGATTAGTTATATCGTATTCACCTGGGGCTTTATCTGCTCCTTCAGGTTTAGTTGTAGTTATATTATTGAAACCACTATCTATGATAAAGTTATATTGTTGCTCTGCTTTTTTCAAGTCTCCATCATCAATATATTGGCGTAATAAGTCAAATGGTTCTCGTAAATCTTTTATGAATTGTGTATTTTTATCACTAAACATGTCAGGACTGTCTATTATTTTTTTATCAAAATTTTTAAATCTGTTAAAAAGAAGAGTATATTTGTCCGCAGGTTTTTGGTCTTTCATAGTTCCCATAGTAGATGCAAATGCTTTAGGGTCTATACGTGAAGAAGGTGAGTATGCAGGAGTCATAGTGTTACTCATTATTTTTCTTACTTCATCTTCATTTAACTGTGGATTACGTCTCATAAATTCTTGAAACACTTCATCAGCAGAGGCATTTTTGAATAGGCTCATAGCTTTATCAAAAGTACTTAATTCTTCTCCTTCTGGAGGCATACCTGATAAAATAGCTTTATCCTCTTTGGAAGGCATCATTTTTGCGGTTTGTGTTACAGCCATTGTAGGTATTTGTTTTCCTTTTGATGTAAAGGATTTATGTAAATTATTTAAATGATTAAGAGAAGATTTATTGCTTCCTCCGTATACTTTAAATACGTTGTATACTATATCTTTATCTATACCCATGGAATCTGCTACAGACTCTACATTGCTCATATAAGCTCTATTTTTAACATCCGCAGCATTTACTTTTTCTTTTAGTTCAGAGAATTTTGCCCCTACTTTTAATACAGCAGCTTCTTTATTATCTCTAACATCACTAACTCTTTGACTTAATCGAGGAAGTGCCCCTCTCATAATTCCGCCTATTGATATTCCCATTACACTGTCTCCTGTTTAGCCATTAATCCTGTTGGAGCAGGCGTATCTAAGCTTTCCATAGGCATCTCTGGTTCGTCACCTTCCATGTTATACTTATCAAATTCCATTTTCTTATCTTTAAACGAGGTTATTTTTTCTAGTGCTTGTTCAACTTCGTCTACACCATCTTCATCAGTTACTTTGTATTCTACTCCAGCTTGTTCTGCTAAATACATCATAAACATACCAAGGTCTTCACCTAATACAACAGCAACATCAGGAGTATACAATCCTTCAGCAAATCCAGCTAATAATAATGAGTCAACTAAAGTAGCTACAGGAATACCCGCCTCTAATAAACTTAACAATTGAGCACCATTGGCATCATCATCAAATTTATCCATATAGTATTCTAAGGCTTCTTCTGTAGAATTAAGTCTTGCAGGTTTATCCCACGGATATTGTCCAGGAGTTTTAGTTAATGATTGACCAGGGATAGGAGCATCAAACATTGAACGCTCTTTACCACTTGGCATATTAGTAGTATCTGTTAAATTAATATCCATATTTTTCTCTTTAAGATTTTGAAGTTAGAAGCCCTAGTTGTTTTCTAAGTATAGAATTATATTGACTTACAGGCTCAAAAGTAGTGCCCTCTACAGGAGCGGCTTGGGACATCCTACTTCTGTATTTTGTACCAACCCCTCTTATTCCTCTTTTATATTTACCATATATATTAGGAGCTTCTGGTTTTGGTGTTTGTGTTTGAACAGTAGCTTGTTTGTTTTGTGTCATTCTATCTGTGACAACTTTAGCAAGTATAGGTGCTACAAAACTCATCATGATTTTTCTCCTTTATGAACTTGGACCAGCATATTTATCAAATGCCGCTAAACCAATATTAGCTATGAAATCTCCAATAGCATTAGAGGAAGATTCATCCAAATATTTATCATACATATCAGATGTTACTTTAGCATCTAATATAGCCATTGCATAGTTAAATGCTCTATCTTGAGAGTTTTCTGATGAAGTGTACGCATAATCTGCTTCATCTCTATATTGTTGCCAAATATTATTTAGTGCAGTATTTGATATGTTAAGATAATTAGCTGCATTTATTTGATTTGCTGCATTTATAGCAGCCGTATTAGCAGTGTTTACATTTCTACGCCACGTAGCATTAGACTGTGCTATCTCTACAGCGTTCTTTGTATTAAACTGTTCTCTGCTGTTTAACATTGTAGCACGGAATTGATTCAACGCATTCGCTTGTCCTGAGTTGAACTGTTGTTGTGCGTTAAACTGGCTTGAGTTTAGTTTATTAATATCCGCAGTCAAAGACTCAAAAAACTGATTGACTTGATTTTGACTTGTGGCATTAAAGTTTTGAGCCGCATTTTGTGCAGCTTGGTCAGATAATAGAGTTTGCATTTTAGCTTGTTGGTTTAATGCTTCTGTCTGCTGTGAATTAGTCAAGTTGGACATATCCATTTGCAAGAAGCCTTGAGCATTTAAAACCATAGCTTGTTGTCTATTATTGAGATTTGCCATATCCAACTGAGCAAATGTTGCAGAGTTAGCTAAGGCAGTTGCTTGTGCATTGTTTAAGTTTTGAAGATTAATAGTTTCCATAACCTTCGCATTAGCAAACACACGTTGTTGCTCTTGAGTAAAGTTCACGTTAGCGGCTTCAGCATATTTTTCAGCGTTGAGGATATTTGCTTGCTGTTGGTTGGAGAGTGTTTGTCCAGCTAGAGCGGCTTGAACTTGCATCTTTGCAAGAGCAGTTTGTTGTCTATTGGAAGTATTAGCCAATGACACATTTAAGTTATTTTGAGTATTTGTTAAGTTAGCCTGCTGTTGATTGTCCATTATCTTTACAGCAGTTTGGTAGTATGTCTGAGCATCAGCAGTTGCTATTGGTACAGAAGCTTCTAATGCAGCTTGTGTTATAGCCGCTCCTGCCATTGATGATGCAGCTAGTCCTCTTTGAGCCATTTGTGCAGTTGCATTACGAATTATTCCAGCAGCCCAAGAAGGTACTTGACCATTGTCAAACTGTTGAGATATACGAGATAATTGTCCTTGTACAGTCATATCATCTGTGACTGTCATGGTTGCACCTTGTACATTACTTACAAAGTCTGATTGTGCCGCTGTAGTGTCGCCTAAGAAAGCTGTGTCTGCTACAGCTCCAGATACAACTTCTGGTGCAGTTACGGCTCTTAATGCAGTATCCGCTTGACTGATTTGTCCCTGTGCAGTTCCCTGTTGAGCTTGAGCTTGTGCTCCTGTAGATACTGTGCCTTGGGCAGCAGTTGCTTGTGCATCTTGAGATAAGGTTCCTGTTTGTGCAGTTGCAGTGGGTGTTGTTGTTCCTACTAGACTAGGGTCTACAGTAGCCGCAGGAGA